CCTTGAGCTTGGTCGGTGACCAGATGCCATAACTGCGCTCAAAATAAATCTTGGCGCAGGCTAGATCTGTATCACTCCAGCCGGGCTTGACCTGCGGCCATGGCAGCTCACTAATCACGTCAATCAGGTTCTTGAACTGATTAAATACGATGGGCTGCAGCGCCGGGTCATACCGCAGAATGGTTGAAATGTTGGAAAGGGTATCCTTGATTTTTCCGTTCTTTTCAAGCTCCAGCCGGCTTTGCCAGTCCTCGTCTTCCGAAAACTCCTCTTCAATCTGGAGCTTTCGTTCCTGGGTGAGCTGTGCTTTTACCCGTGTATCCTTAACCGCAAATTCAGACATAGCCTTAAACGAAGCTTTTTCCTCAAGGTCAGCGTATTTGTGGAGCCGAACCAGATCAAAGGCATTCAAGAGCTTTCCGCAGACCGGGTCCGTTGCATGGTGGGAATAAGCAAACTTACCGCCGTAGATCACCACGCCGGCACTGGAGTCTGCTGGAATGTAATCAAAGCGACCGTCCATCGCAGAGGGTTCATATACCTCTAGCAAAAACTCCGCGATGGCCTCTTCGATAGAGTACGCCCTGCAGAAAGCACCAACCACCCCGCTTTTTTCGAGCGGGTCCTTTTGCTGCTTCAGGCTGTGCTGGATCACCTCCGACTGCCGTTTTGAGGTTGGCCACATGGAGGTATCCCGCCAGTCCGCATATTTTGAGAGATAGGTGTCCGGATCGAGTAGGGCACCGTCCTTTTCCTGAAACACGAATTCACCGTCTGAAGAGGTGGACGGCCAGTACATCAGGCGCGAAGGTTCATAGGTGGTATCATCAAACATATCGATGCCGATCTCCTTAGCCACCATGCGGCCCAGTGCCGGATATTCATCCTCACTGACCTCACGCTCCAGCGGGATGACCAGCCGAAGGCGCGGAGCCTCCGGCGTATGTTTGTGGGTGGAGTACAGGCAGCAGGCCCAGTCATACAGGGACTCCAGCTGTTCCCAGGTGTCCGGCGTTGCATAATCCATATCCAGCGTGAGCAGGGACCGGCATAGCACATATCCGCTACGCCGTTTTCCCTCGCGGAGGGCTCCGCCGACAAAACCGCCGATATCCTTAATGGCATCCTGACGGGCCTTTGTCATCTTGCGAAACTCGGATACCGTTTCTGTAGTGCGTTTCGTATTTCGAACCGTATCCTTAAAAGCTGGCCAGGTGATGTCCTTATTCTTCCATTGCTTATCCATACGGCTGTTTCCGACGGCTATCTTCATTCCAATTCCCCCCCTCATTTGTCATAGCCGCTGCCATCGCCAAGGAAATAGTTGACAAAGTACTGCTGTCCCTTGCCCGTCACCTTGGTGGTTTTGGAAATGGTGACATGCCCGTCGGAGTGCGTGATGGCCGTTTCCTTCACCCTAAAAAGTCCCAGCTCCATTGCCTTTTGCGTCGGTGCATTGTAATCCGTACCCCTGCGTTTAATCAGAAAGCCTTCCTGACGCAGCTGTTCGAACAAACGGTTCTGGCCGATTTCGATACCATTGCCTTTGAGGATTTTAGCGAGCTCACCGATAAGAATGGTTCCATCTGACACCGACACCGCATCGGCAAAGACCACCTTAGGCTTGTCAGCCTCAGCCTGAAGCTGCAATCGTTCCTTTGCCTGCCGCTCTTCCTTGAGTGCGGTCAGTACCTTGATCCAGGCATCCGGATCATTCATGATTTCTTCCAGCTTGTCCGCGGTGAGATAGGCTCCATGCTTTCGGATGCTTGGCAGAACCTCATGTGTTACCCAACGCTTGAAATTCCTGAGTTTTTGTTCCCTGTCAGCGATATACGCTTCACTTACACCACGTGCCTTTGTTGGTTGCATGGCAAAGAGCAGGGCATACAGGCCAGCTTCGTTTACCACAGCCAATTGTTGATTTCCGCCAGGGGTATTCATTTGTGTATACCCCTTTTCATCCTCATCAAGGGTTTGCATTGCACGGTTGCGATTTGTCTCCCCAAACACATCGCACACATCTTTTGCAACCCACCATGGCTCGCCACCAATTTGAAGCGTTCTGACTTCCTTCCCCTCGTAGGAGAAAACCTGCAAATTATCCATACAAAGATCCGTCCTTTCTGAAGGCGCGAAGCTTTTTTTGAGAGCCTTCGCTTTAAGCCAGGAGAAAGGACGGTTTCGGACGGTCTTTTTATAATTTTCTAATCTTTTTGATAAAACGGGCACACAAAGCCATCGGCACGAAGCAAAAGCCCATTTGCCCAGGCTGGAGTTTCGCTCATTTTTGAGCATATATCTTGAAGTGAAAGCTTATCATCTGCCTCGATTACAATTTCATCGTGAACGTGCATGACGATTTGATAAGCCCTAAATGCCAGCAGCGCATAACAGAGAATATCGCGGGAGATGGCCTGGACGATGTTCTCCACCAGCTTAGGGCCATAGGTTTCAATGCGCTCCCATTTCTTCGTTGCACCGACGCCCTCATAGGTTACCGCATCACTACCGAAACGATTCTGGCCTATTTTCGGCTTTATATAGGAAAGTTGCCGGTCGGAGGGCAGCGTGATAAACAGCATGCCGCTTCTGCATGTAAATCGCATCCCGTGGATTTCCGTTGCAGAGCGCTCCCGGACAGCCGTCATGGCTGCCCTGTCTACAGCCCACCAAAACCGGACGATATTCGGGTTGGCTGTGCGCCAGGCATTGACCAACGGCTGAAGCTCCTCCTCAGCAACACCCATATCCAGGGCACCCATGGCTTTCAGCGCGCCGACCGAGCCGCCGTAACCAAGCGCGAGCTCCGCAATTTTACCTTTTTGCCGCAGGGGACTGCCCTTGCTAATCTCTTCAATGGGAACATGGAACATCTGGCTGGCTGAGGCTTCATAGATTTTACCATGGCTGGCAAACACCTCGTTTCGCCAGTTCTCGCCGGCCAGCCACGCAATGACGCGGGCCTCGATTGCTGAAAAATCCGCTACTATAAACTGATGGCCAGGTTTGGGGATAAAGGCGGTTCGGATCAGCTCCGACAGTACCTCCGGCACAGCATCATAGAGCGCTTCCAGCGCCTCATACTGGCCTAGCTTCACAAGCTGTCTTGCTTGTTGCAAATCCGACAGATGATTTTGCGGCAGGTTCTGCACCTGCACAAGCCTACCTGCCCAGCGCCCGGTCCGGTTCGCTCCGTAAAACTGAAGCAGCCCGCGGACCCTGCCATCCATGCAGACCGCCTTCTGCATCGCCGTGAATTTTTTCACACTGCTTTTTGCCAGTGACTGCCGGAGCTCCAGCACCTGGCCGAGTGGCTCAGGCGCTGTCTTCAGGAGCTCTTTCACGGCAGCCTTGCCCAGGGTATCCGTTTCCATACCTTGCTCACACAGCCAAGCCTTCATTTGGGCGACCGAGTTTGGATTATCCAATGCAGTCATTTGTTGCATCAGAGAGGTAAGCTCCTGTTTGGCCCGGCTATCAAAGCGGATGGCTTCGCCGACCAGGTTCATATCCAGAAGGATGCCGCGATCGTTGATTTCCTGATCGAGGATATAGTTTTCCCATTCGAAATCCGGCACAGGGAACTTGTGAAGCTTTCTTTGGATCTCAAGCTCGGTCTCCACATCGCGCGCACTGTAAGCTTTATACTGTTCCCACTTTTCCGGAGCATCAGCCGGCAGGTTGCGCTCCCGACCGCCATTGAGCTTTGATGGCTTGCAGGGAATGGAGAAATAACGGATCAGGTCTTTACCTTCCTTGAGCTTTTGCTTTTCTAACCCCAATACCGCTCCGGCCCCCTCCAGCGAAAGGGGCAAACCCAGATAGGCTGACCAAACCATCGTACAGCGCCAGGATGCCGGGCTTAAGAACTGGCTCTCAGATTTGTTCTGATCCAGCGCCAGTCCTTTCCTTGACAGCCAGCGGGAAAGGCAGATCCGTTCAAACTGGGCGTTGAAGGCCCACTTGATCACTTCTTCATCTGTCAGTGCCCTGAGGATTGCCTCCGGCAAGTGTTCACCGCTGGCAAGGTCAACAATCTGTACAGCACCACCGTCAATGGCATAGCCGAACAGCAGAATGTCAAAGTCCGGGGACTCAGCATATTTATAAACACCACACTTGGGAAGATCGGTGCCGGCGTATGTTTCGATATCGATTGAGAGAGTTTTCATAGTTCCTCCATAGCGAAAAGGGCGGCAAGGTATCCTGCCACCCAATCCATCTTTTTAGCGTATGTCCTTAGCCAAGGAAGTCATCGCCGTCATAGTCTGACGCGAAATCATCCGCGGCACTGGTTCTACCACCCAGGGGCTCGCCATCCTGGACCTTCTGGATGTTGCCCAGACCGCAGGCAACGCCCCGGTTGCCATTGGAGTTGAAGGCATAAAAATTGATGCTGACCCGCGCGTAGACCCCGGAATAAACCTCCGAACGGCTCATAATGGGGTTCAGAGACTTGTCCACGATCTCCGGGGCGGAATTGGAGTTGGCGTTCACAAAATAACTGCCTGCATACGCTTCATCATCAGGGCGGTCGATATCCCCGTCACGAAGAGGAAGCTTCAGCGCAGCTTTGTTGGGAATCTTCCCGCCGAACTTACCGCGGCCTTCCTCGATCGCGGCGTCAACCGCTTTATTGATGGCCTCAATAGTCTTGGCGTCAGACTTGGGGACGATCAGGGAAACGCTGTATTTTTCTGCGCCGCCGTTGATGCTTTTCGGTTCGTGAACGTTGGCATAGCTTAGACGGACGATGCCTGTGACAACCTTGGTGGGATTGACCCTAACCCCTGTGTTTGTTTTATTTGCGGTATTTGACATGTTAAGTTTCCTCCTTAAAATCCTGTTATGCGGATGTATGGATTTCCGGTCGTTTGTCGGTTATGGGTACCAGCGCCGGTTTCCCCGGCGGCTTTTCAATGAGTTCACCGAGGATTTCACTGAATTTTGCTTTGCTCATCAGCTTCTCCATTTCGGTGAGAGTGATCAGGGATTGCCTGTAAATATCGCGGTAGCCCGCAGCCTTGGCAGCCTCAGCGACGGCTTCTTCGTTTGTATACCTTCTGTTCGAGCGTCCCGCTACCAGCTTGAAGCCGCCCCAGCGCTTGCCGTGGTTGAGTGCTGCTTCCAAGGCATAAGCCTTGATATCATTGGCCCAGTCTGTCAGGTCATCGAGCTTTGCTAAGATCCCTTCGATATCGTCGTCCGTGAGGATTGGCGGCAGGGAAAACTCAAACCGTGCGAGGTTCAGCTTTTCTTCAGCCCGCGCCCGGCACTTGACCGCTGCACGGCAGAACTGACAATGTTCACCAGGCACAAAGTCGCCGCCGCCCTCAAAGGCGATTTTTGCAGTCGGCATCACGATCTCCTCAGCCCATTGATAGAGCGATTCCTTGAACACCGTATAGGTGCTAGCGTTTTCACGGCGCGGCTGGTAAATTGACATGGACACTTCGCTGATATCGTAGATCCCGTCAAATAGCTCCAACGCTGCGATGGCATATAGCTTCATCTGTGGATTATCTTCAGCGTGGACCAGGGTCCATCCGAATTTGAAATCAATGATATGAAGCGTTCCATCGCCAATGACCACACAGTCACCTGTACCAAAGCCATCCGGCACAAAGCGTGAAAAATCCAAACGCTGTTCTATCAAGACCGTTGGATCAGAGCAGGTTTGCTTTAACTCCGCGATGATCTCCAGTATGAAATCAACGTAGTCATCGGTACAGGTCTCCATTTCATCCGAGTCATACTTGGAGACTGGCCTTTTCGAGCGTTGCTTCAGAGCTTTCCTCAGCTTATGTTCAGCCAGCGCGTGGGCAGCGGAGCCCTCAGCAGCTGCCTCGCCGCTGTTGTCAGCAAACTCCTGTTCCAACCGCGGTGCCCTTGTACAGATCAGCCAGCGATGCGCACTTGATGCGGAGAGAATCGCATGCCCGCTCATTCGAGCCCCTCCGCGTCTGCCAAGAGGGCCGCATAGTTGGCCGGGTCAATCTGGCTAAGCTTTAGTGCTCCATGCTTTTCGAGCAGCCCTCGCACTTCTGCAGTAAAACCAGCCTGGCTTTTTTCAGCCAATACAGCTCTGACCTGCTCCAGTGATACGGGCTTTTCCGTTTGCTTTGGTTGCGCAGAGGTCAGCGCTTCTGACGCAGTCTCGGCAGGTTCATTTCCCGCCATCGCTTCCGCTATCGCTTGCAGGCTGTCGGCCAGAGAGCGAATGGTATCGACCACATCAAATAGCAGCTTGATTTTGCTCACCGCTTTCACCTCCCTCTTCAACGATGGACAGTGTTTTTACATTGTCACCGGGTACAATGACCGTCAGCCTTTGTTTGCTGCCAAGCAGGAGCCGAAGGAGTCGCTCCCGCATGGTGACGTGTCGGCAGCCAACGATCCCGCCGCCCGGTGGTTCCTTGGAAACACTGATTCTGAGCGTTTGCCTCATGTGCTTCACCTTGCCTTTCTGAAAGCTTTTTTGTGTGTGCTTTCGCTTTAAGCCAGGAGAAAGGTCCGAATCGGACGGTCCTATTCAAGAAAATATCTAAGCTTCTTCTTAGCTCTATCTATGGCGTGGCGAATTGCGGATTCATCCTTACCTTCAGCGGCGGCAAGTTTGGTATATGACCATCCCTCCAGCAGGCACTTGCGAACCAGGTATTGCTGGCGTTCATTCAGGCAAGACATGGCGTGGCTGATTGCCTCAGTCTCAATTAAGTCCGCAAGCAGATCGGTTCCATCGCTGAAATAGCGAACATCCTCGTAATCGAAGGTCGAAAGCTGTGTATGTCGATCCGGGCGTGAGTTTTTTCGGTCGTTTTTCTTTTCTGCATCGATTGATTCCAAATAGAAGGTTCCGACTTCTTCGGACACCTCCAGCTCGATGATTTTGCCGTCAGCGTTTCTGTAATTGATTTGCACTTGTTGCGTCCTTTCCGTCCGGGGCATTGACGGTGGGACACATAAAGAGCCTGTGGAAGAAGCTGTTCACAAACTTCGCTTGTCCGATAAATGGGCGCACGAAATCACGGTGGGTGCATCTTCATTCCAAACACAGCCTTTAATGCTGTGCCCTAAACTCTCATGCATCCCGCCGTCCTGATGCGCATCTCGGACATTGAGATTTTTTACGTTTGCAAGGCTTAATGCCTTGCTATCATTAATCTACCACGGAATATTTTTTGAAAATGGACATGCCGTGTCTGGTCAAAGTCCATGCTAATAAAAAAGCCGGAGCCATCCATTTCTGCCTTTAATAGGCTTCATAGATAACTCCGACGGTTTGCTCCTCGATTGGTCACAGGAAAGATTGCGGTATTTTCTTCCTACTTACTCTTGGTGGAACAGGTTTGTATTATTGTATTTGTACCACAGAAAAGACCCATGATTTTACACATAGATCTTTACCGCAATATAAAGGACACGCCATGTCCGCTTTTTTGTTCGATTTTTATATTTCTACCCCATATTGCAAAAGGTATTGACGCACCACGCTTAATTGCTCCGGATATTTTACATGCAGTGCTTCATTAATCCATTGATGGTCAGGATTTATTAGCTTCAATTTACAGTTCAGTACCTCCAATAATTTCTCACTAATAACAGGCGGAAGATTCATTCCGAAACAAATCAGCACTGCTGTTTCCACCGAAGGATTTGTAGAGCCTTTTACAGTCCGGCTAATTGTTTTCGGATCACGGTCAATCGCGTCACCCAAATCCGTATACTTCATTCCTCGCCAATTCAACAACAATTCCATGCATTGCTCCGGATCATCGGTCATTTGCTTGCGAATTTCAATTTCCTCTTCCTTCTGTTTCTTACGCATTGCCACCTGTCGTTCCTGCGGAGCATTCTGATAACCGTTATGGAACTTCAGTTCAAATGTGATATTGCTGTCTTCGCGGTTTAGGAAACACGCTGTGTGATATTCCTCACCGACCTTGCCGGTGATCTTCATGTCAAAGACCAGGCAGCACTCGTCCATGTGCGACCTTGCATAATCTGTCAGGTCGAACCGTCCATTTTCATCGCGCTGCACGTAGAGCGGCGCATTATAGACGTAATGATTATCAACGAACAGGTAATCGCCACTCGCGATCAGCTCACGAAGATCTTGATTAACAAAACGTTCGACCGCCGCATCCTGCGCTGAAATGGAAAACGTCTGATTGACACTCAAGGCTCCCTTTCGGAATGTGTGCGGCTTAACATAGTGATCGTCAAGATAAGTATATGTACCGATGGCTGCATCAAAGCCCAGTTCAACAAGCCGTATCTTTGCCGCTTGCTTTGATACGCCAAATGCCATCTCTAGAGCGGTAATGACCTGCTCCATGACCTCATTTTCATGACGTGCGTTTGACTCGCGCATGAACTTAGCGATATACTCTTTTGCTTTTGCTTTAAAAGGCTCTGCGGGCATCTGAATTCTCGGCGTCAGTTGATTTGCCTGTTTCTCCATCTTCTCAGTCGCACTACGGGCAACCGCCGACGCCGCACCGCCGATAACTTCACAGCTGATATTGGAGGCTTCGGCGTTATATAGCTTTTCGAGTTCAAAGACTTTTCGGTGTTTAACCCAATGGACGCACTCATGGATAATCGTATTGTTTACAGAGCCGAGATTGCGTAGCAGATACATCTGGGGATCAAATACGATGGTCTTTCCAGGAATGGTCATAATGACATTCTTACCCTCATTGGCATCGAACATTTCCGTTTCGGTGTCAACGAAATATATCCTCCCGAACACAGACGCATCTTCATGGATACGCTGCCGCTTTATCTTTAGCCCCAGACTATCTGCCAGAGCAAGCGGATCAACGCTAACAGGAGGCTGGCCGTAAGGTGTAACCTTAAGCGCTTCCGGATAAAGTTCTTTTAGAAAGTCGGTAGCGCCTTTATCCAGTTGATCGTAGGGAATGAAAGGGACAAGAGCATCTGATAGAGAATTTGGAGGTGCAGTAATCTTACTGTACGGTTCTACCCGAATGATCTCCCAGTCATCAAGACCGCAAGAGAGATCGCCCTCACAATAAATTCGTATCCAAGGATAACACTGGTCACTTTCGTCATAGTGGTAATCGCCCTCTTTGACATCGATTTCCAGCTGCAGCCCGATTTCAAAAGCAACGCGCATTCCCGGGAGATCTCGGACATATACCCTCTCGATTGTGGCGTCAGTCATCTCAACAAACCCGATACGATGGACATTCCGGGTATAAAGATTCATCGACTCCCAATTCTCAGTAACATATTCTTCTGCTGCCTGGTACAAGCCGTTATAGCATTTGTTTTTTACATATTCTGCGAATGAACGGCCTGTGGCCATAAGCACCGCCTCCTATATTTCGATGGCTTTTTATCTCATCCAGGAGCGACTGTAACCGCGTTTCTTGCTTTTCCTTCGTTGAGATCTCACACTCCCATAGTACAATCAAACGCCATCCCATGTCCTGCTACTGACTGATTTGTTCACAATCACGTTCAACATTCCTCTTATGCGTCCTGTATTCAGTTATTTTCTTCAAAGTTTTCGACTTGTTCCATTACCTTATTGAACACCTCCGGGCTGTACTGCGGCGGATATCCGTTCTTGATAAGGCAAATCTTGATGTCAAGCTTTAGTTGGTCACGAACATTTTGGTTGTTAAGCCAATCTGCAAAGGAGGACTTGGTGTCAATGATTTCCTTCACCTTTTTGGCAAGCTCTTTGCACTTATCGTTGATGATAATACCGTCAACGGACTTATCGTTGCCATACTCAAAATTGTACTGGTCACGGAGAGAAATCAATATGTCGTAGAACGCCTTTTCTTCAAAAGTGAGCCCAATTTTTCGGAAGCTCTCTTTATTGACTTTCATATCTCGCAGAATAGCAAGAGCTTGTTCTGTGGCATTCTTGATTATGTCATCAGACGCTTCTTCCTGAGTCGCACCGGCTTCTTTTGCCGAAAGACTCTTGCGCCGCTCGTGGTACTCTTCAATCGTCTTCTCAAGCATCTCTTGAAATTTCTTTGCGGCAACCTGATTAATCTTGCCATACTCCATGATTTGTTTGCGAATCATCTTCACGAGCATTTCAAGTTTTGTGGCTGGCATTTTGACATCGGACAGCTTTTCAAAATACTCCGGACTGAAGATATCTTCCTGCTCACCACTTTCCAGTACACTTTCAACTTCGTTGTATTTCAAGGCTTCTTCAACCATCTTGGCAACGGCTTTGTTCATGGTATCGGCATCGACCTCACTTGTTCCACTCATCTTGCGGACAAAACCGGCGATAGCCATGAAGCACTGGGCAAGGGCGGATTCTTCTTCACCAAGTTCACCGGAGGGCTGGCAAATATCGAAAGCGGTTCTCATCCTCTTAACTGTATTTAGAAAGTAGGTCTTAAAGGATACCGTCTGAGAACCTTTGCTGCCTTCAGCATGCAATTCCTGCGTGGAAGCGAATACATACTCCGCAGCTTTTGCAAGAAGCGTATAGCGCTTGACGGGGTCGCCATTCGGGTTCAAGAACGGATACAAGTCATAATCCGTAAACAGCGTCTTCAGAATGGTCAATTCCTCTCTGAACACGCCGGTTGCTTGCTCAACATCATCTGCAGTAGGAGCGATGGATGTGTCACCTCCGTAAATCTTCATGGCCTCACGCATGTTTTCCCGAATGCCGATATAGTCCACAATCATGCCGTATTCTTTACCGGGATTCTTCCGGTTGACACGGCTGATTGTCTGAATCAGCATATGCTTCTTCAGAGGCTTATCATTGTACATATAAGTGAGGGACGGAACATCAAAGCCGGTGATCCACATGTCCACGACAATAACGACGTGAAAATTGGATTTTTCCTGTTTAAAGGCTGCATCCAGGTCTCCGGAACGCTTGTCGTTTGAAACGCCGCCGAGATAATTGTACATTTCGGCTTCGTCGTTCTTGCCGACACTCGTAACCATTGCCATGAAGGGCATCGGCTTAAGTTCCCTCAGTTCTTCAGCAGTGGCAGATACTCCGTCCGCCACTTTCTTCTCTTCAAACCATTCCGAATACTTTGCCTTGAACTTCTTGAGCAAAGCATAGGCAATTGGTCTACTGGAGCAGACAATCATGGCCTTTTGAACTCTGTCCGGATCTTCATTGCAAGCGGCAGTATAGTGGTCATGGATATCCACGGCAAGCCGCTCAAGCCGCGAAGGTTCTCCGAGAATGATCTCCATAGAGCTCATAGCCTTCTTACTTGCCTCGATATCCTCTTCTGTTGCACCTTCATCGGCGCAGATCCTGTAATAGGCCTCTATCTGCTTTACCTTTTCCTTATCAAGCAAGACCTTCGCAATGCGGGGATGATACATGATGGAAACTGTCAGTCCATCCGCAACAGCCTGATCCATGGTGTAACGGTCAATCTCTTCACCGAAGGTCTGGTAGGTTTCTGAAATTGGTGTGCCCGTAAAGCCTACGAAGGTTGCCTGCGGGAACGCTTCTTTCAGCACTTTGGCATATGGCTTGGAGACCATAGCCTTCATATTCTCGTCAGCATCCTTGCTGAACTGAATCTTTTTGGCGTGCTCCAACTGGGTGCGGTGCGCTTCATCGGAGAAGCAGATAATGTTCTTACGGTTGTTGATGAGGCCGATTTTATCGTCCTCTCTGTCGCAGAATTTCTGAATCGTACAGATATAGAAACCACCGCTCTGGCGTGCACCCAGCTCTTGTCTTAGGTGCTCGCGGTTTTGAACAACCGAGACTTCACCAAGATTCAGGAATTCCTTACTCTTTGTAAAGAGCTTTGCGCCTTGCTTCTGAAGTTCTTCACGGTCAACAATCATAACGATTGTCGGAGAACCGATTTCCGGGATATCTGTGCAGCGAAGAGCAAGCTGACGGGCGAGGAAGGCCATTGTATAGGTTTTTCCGCAGCCGGTTGCGCCGAAGTAGGTGCCACCTTTGCCGCTTTTCTCCACAACAGATTTGGCGATGCTCTGTTTTAGCAATCTTGCCGCAAAGAACTGCGGATAACGGCAGACAATTTCGACCTCGCTGCGGTCATAAATGCTGTCCTGAAAATAGACATAGTCACGGAAGATTTCAAGGAATCTTGTCGGGCTGTACACGCCCTTTATCATGGTCTCCGTTTCCGCAAAAGGCATCGTGGACACTCTGTCACCGTCATTTATTCTGCGCCAGGAATAAAAATGCTCATAGGGAGTGCGAACCGTACCGAGTCTTGTTTTCACGCCATCGGATATACAGGCCAGGGGACAGTAGTGCAGCAGATGCGGAATATCTCTCCAATAACGTATATTGACCTGCTCCCATGCATCATGAATAGTGGCATTGGCATCCGCAGGATTCTTCAGCTCAATGACGCACAGCGGCATTCCATTGACATATAGAAGAACATCTGGTCTGCGGTTTTCCTTCTTGCCATTGTTGGTGTACTCTACAACAAGCTGGTTCACGACCCGGAAGATATTATTGTCTGGGTCTTCAAAGTCAATGAGCGACACCATCCTGGCTATTCCGCTCTGCGGAGTATATTGAACTCCGTCAACCATCCAGCCATAGACCTTGTGCAGCGTTGCAAAGTCACTTTCAGCGCCCACAAGACGAACATTGTCAACGAGCTGACCGATTTCTTCTTCCTTCAGATCTGGATTTGTATTGCTCAAAAAGGCTGCAAGATCGTCGTTATACAACACATCTTTTTTGGAGGGACGAGGAATATTGTTGCCGGCAAGATACTGCCATTCTTCCGCCTCCAACAAGCCGATGAAAGCATACTCATATTCCGACTCGCAGAAGTGACCGTAGTATTCTTTCAGCTTGGCCATAGCCTATGCCTCCTTTTGGGCTTCCTCGATAGAACCTTTTATCAGCAATGGACAGATGTCTTTAATATGCATCCTTAACTTCTCATTGATAGCTTGACGAGTTTGGTAAACTGTATATATATCTACGATATCTTTTTGTAATCCAATATCCGGTAGCGGAATCGATATCTCACACAAATCGTCAAACGAGAAAATATCTCTTGTCGTGCCGAATGAGATAAAACCAGCATACCTCTGCGTTTCTGTACGGTTCATCCAAAGTAACAGATATTTTGGTAGTAGCTTCTTCTGGTTAATAACTTCAAAGACCTGATAAGAATTTGATACAACACAATCAGGGCCTTCACGAAGGGCAATCGGGAGCTTGGTGTTATGCGCTTTCATCACCTTATTAAATGCAAACTGACCAGTTCTTACAATACTGCCGTTTTCGGAGTCTTCAGCTACTCGCTTGGGATCCGTGAAAACATGTTCAACATTGACTCCTTGAAACAAAGTTATAGTGTTGTTATCGTTTTTATCATTGCGCGCTTTGATATATGGCGCTACTCGTTCACAAGGAATCTTCCTTCTCAAGTCCTCAATATAGCCATCGCAGACGAGCTTTAAATCTTCTAGTCCACGTTCATAGCTCTGTTGATTAGCAAGCATGGATTTGAATACATCCACGTATTTTCTTTGTGTTGGATAATCTGGCAGCTCAATCTCAATTGAACATATGTCTTCCCAGTTGTAGAATTCAGTTGAACTTCCCCACGAATTAGTTATTACATATCTGTCAAATTCCGAACGGTTAAAAAACATATAGAGCCATTCATTTAAAAGCACGATTTCGCATTTAGGCTTAATTCTGAATATTACATAGTCTTCTGTGCAAATAACCGGAGCATTTTCATCGTTGAGCGCGATGCTAAACTTCGAGCCATTCCTTGAAGTTCTATGGTTGAACACAAACTCCCCAGGATTAACAACCTGAAATTTACTCAAATCTCTTCCATTCAGATCAGCCTTTGTTTGCATCAACTTTTTCAGATTATTAACACCACGAACATCCTCAACACCATACCGCAGGTCTGAATTTGTTTGGCACAACAAGTCGAGTAAACTTCCAAGTCGATATTTATTTAATGCCATAGCCAATCCCCCCAAATGCCTCTTCCAGCATCTTCTGAGATCGCTTCTCAGCATCCAGAACTTCCTTCATTTCCTTCTGGATGCGTGTCATCTCAGCAGGATAGTCAATATCCAAATCATGGTCGATAAACTCTATATATTTACTAGGCGTTAGTGCCCAATCTTGTTTCTTTATTTCGTCCCTGCCCACGCTGCGGTAAAGCTCCGGCACCTTATACTTTGTGCCATCCGTGCCTTCGCTCTGCCAAGTGTGATAGATCTCAGAAGCCTTTTCAATCTGCTCTGGAATCAATGCCACTTTCTTTTTGTTTTCGTTTTTCACCGGGTTTTCTGTCCATGAGCGCAAATCCATAAAGAGAATTTCGCCCTCACGATTACGAAGATTTCTGCCATGATAACTGCCACCCTTCTTATTCTGATTCAGAATCCAAAGGGTAACGCTGATATCAGTTGTAATGAACAGCTCCCTTGGAAGGACAATAATGGCCTCGACCTTATCATTCTCAATCAGCTTCTGGCGGATGCTCAGAGCATTGCTGTCGTTCAGCGCACCGTTTGCAAGCAGAAATCCGGCCACACCATCACGGGGCTTGAGATGTGAGAGAATGTGCAGAATCCACGCATAGTTCGCATTACTGTCTGGCGGTACTGTATAGTCCGCCCAGCGGGCGTCGCTCTTTAGATTGTCATCATACCAGCCCTTCATATTGAAGGAGGGATTTGCCATGATGTAGTTGAAATACAACCCTTTGTGAAGATCGTTGGTAAAGGATGAATCATATATTTCGCCAAGGTTATGGCTGATGCCACGGAGCGCAAGATTCATCTTGGCAAGACGGTATGTTGCTGCATCCTTTTCTTGCCCATAAACATTGATACAGTTAATATCGCCCTGTTTGGATTTGACAAGGTCTGCGCTCTGGATAAACATGCCACCGGACCCGCAACAAGGATCATACAAGGTGCCGTCATAAGGCTCTATCATCGTCGCAATCAGTTGAACCACGTCATGCGGCGTATAGTATTCACCCTCTTCTTTGGTAGCGTTGACAGCAAACTCTTTGAGGAAGTATTCATATACTCTGCCGATTAGGTCTTTTTCTTCACCGAAGGCTTTATGGCTGATTTTGTTAACCTCATCGACAATCTTCTTAATATCGTTAGCACCCAGATTCCGTGTGGTGAAAGTGCCTTCCACAAAGCATCCCTTCAACTGCCTGGAGCTGGTTGCAATGCTGTGCAATGCTGTATCAAGCGCAACATTGAGACCCGGTGCAGGCGTGTTGATAATTGTGGACCAGCGCGCCTCCGGAGGTAGATTATAAGTGCCATCGGTGAAAGTAGCATCATCAAAGAAGGCTGCTCGGATATTATCATCATCCGGATCAAGGCCTTGCTCAATAAGCATCTGACGCAGCTTTTCGATGCCGTCCTCATATTTCTCACCGATAAAGCGCAGGAATACGAGCGTGAGCATCATGTCACGCTTTTCAAAGAATGAACCAGAATTACGTGCCGCACGCAGGTAATCCCGGCAGTTGAACAGTATATTGTCTAGGTTGATTGCTTTTTCAGTGGTTTTCTTAGCCATAGTCTCAATCCTCTTTCACTTTGCTGCTTATCCAGGCATTTTCAACTGGGGTATATTCGATCTGCTGTCCAACGCAAAATTCCTTAAGTTCTTTCATAGCCAAAAGGTTGGGCCGGGCCTTCCCGGTTTCCCAACGGTTAACGGTTGTAAATGAAACATGAAGCTGTGCAGCAAACTGTGTTTGTGTTAAAAACGCTTTTTGGCGTACTATCTTGATTTCACTTGAAAGGCTCATATTACCCCCCCTCCTATCCGCAATATGCACCTATTATATCATGAATATAGCGTTTTTAGCAGCTTTTTGTACCTTTTATATGCTCGCTAGAGATGATATCTCTTTAAATTGTGATACGAACATTTTTTGTGAGGAGTATATTATTTCTTTCAAAACTAATTGTCCAACGATTACTTCAATTGTTCAACGATTAACCCGAAAAATGCACACTCCCGACTAATGTCAAACGATTTGAAGTCATGTACTTGGCTTCATTAATCGGCAAAGAATAAGAACCTAAATAATAGCGGTAAAAAAATGAAACAATCGGTCTCCGAAGAACCTCGGAAACCACTTGTTTCAAGGCATTTCAGGGTAAAATAATACCACCAACCGATAAAACTCTTTTTATCAATTGATGGTAATACTTTTGGAAAATGCTTATATTGTTGATACAATCGGGGGTGGGTGCACTTTGAAACGGGGAATCGTGTAAGGGTGTGACCAGTTACCAACACTCTCAAGGGTAAGCCGTTGCATGCGACGGCGGCTGATTGGCGGCTCGCATCAGTGAATAGCCAAGAAGTGTGGCTTTGACTATTTATTGGAACATCAGTGACAGTAAAATGAGACCACCAACAATTGCGACTCCAATTTGGAAGGTCTTAATAGCCTTCTGCTCGTACATGGCTGCTTCGACGTCGCTGTTTGCATTGTTGGCCTTTCTTTTAGTGAGGTAACCGATCACCGCGGCAGGCCAGCAAAACAGCACAGCCAGCACAAACCACAAGGTGAAGTGGGAGTTTTTCAGTTGTGGATTCGGAACTGGAATATTCGGGGTTTGTTTCGTTCCGCATTTGTTGCAAAAAGTAGCATCGTCGGGAAGTTGATTGCCGCATTGGGTGCAGTATGACATAATTTACCTCCGTTATGCAAAAAGTGAGATGGCTGCAAAGAGAAGCAACACACCATTGACAATGATCTCGATCACATAGATCGTTTTAGGCTGCTGGTGATTATTTTCGTATCCCAGATACGCACCGATGGCAAAAATAATGCAACCTAACAAGAGCGATATGTAATACATGAGCGCCCAACCGATAAGCGCGATCAGGAACGGAAGATAAGGCTTAAACTTGATAATGTTTGCGTTATCCAGTATCGGTTTCTTTTCGGGTGTTGCCACGTTGGTGGCATCTTTCATCGAAGCTCCGCAGGCGCGACAGAATTGGTTGGCATCGGGCTGTTGTTGACCACATTTTGCGCATTGCCGCATGATTTTCCAAATCCTTTCTTGATTAGATTTTCGTTTTGTGATATTGCTGAGCGTTAAGGAGCATGGGTTTTGTCAGCAATAATTTAGCACGCTGAGGCTCACGCTTGAGCCAGTCCAGCGCTAGGTAGG